TGTGAATATGGCACTCCCTGTTCAATGGATAGCTCTTGTAACCACACAATCAGGAACTAATGGATTCCTAAGAGAAACTTGGACTCTTTCTGCGCCCGAACAAGTTTTGGCATCCCAAACTATTGATATACCTGCTAATGCATTGGTCATCACACAGCAATGACAGCTATTGTTTCTTCTGACGTTTTGTTTAAGTTATCGGCTCCTAGTGCTGTTGCTGGTAATACTGTGGCTGGATACGCAGGGACTTCTTGGGGAGGGTATCTTTCAACTTCTGTGCTGAATTCTAATATTCTTCTTGACAATCTCTTCACAGATATTACAGGTCCACAAAATGCCGGTCAGCAAGTAGATTATGCTTGCCTATTCATACAAAATAACACTGGCTCTGGTAACTCTATGTCTAATGTTGTAGCATGGATGCCTCTAAGTCAGGTTACTGGTGTGGGCTCATCAATACAAATGGGCGCAGATCCCACTGGAATAACGGCAATAAATAGTAATACTGCTCAAGCTGTATCTATTACTTCATCAATAATTGCTCCTGCTGGTGTTACTACTTGGGTTGTTCCTACGAACACAACACCTATTTCTCCAAGCTTTACTAATGGGTTACAGCTTGGAACACTATCACCAGGACAATGCGTGGCTGTGTGGCTAAAGAGAACAGCACTAAATAGTGTTAGTCCTTCTTTAACAGCAGTACAGATACAAACGATGTTTGGTACTGGCTCATAAATATAATAATTTTTACCCTTGCTGCGTAGTAGCAGGCTGCTGCGAATCCGTGGCAGCCTGTTTTTAATTTAAGGAAAAACTTTATGGTAACCGAAGTTTATGCTAATGATGCTACTGCAACATTGACATCTGGCGGAAATACAACGCCGACGCAAGGGACAGTTGAAACTTGGACTGTTAACGTTACTACTGCTTTTGTTTCTGCTGTGTCAGGGGTTACACAGTTCCATATAGTAGATACTACTACTGGAAAAACTACAGAAAAAATTCTTGTAACTGTTGGGGTAGGAACAACAGGCAGTCAAACTTGGACTGTAACTCGTGGTGCTGAAAGTACAACTCCAGTTGCTCATGCTGCTAATGCTGTGCTTCAGCAAGTCGTAACTGCTGGTGTTCTAGGAAACTTTGTGATTCCTAAACCGTATCAATTTTTCCCAGAGACTTACGGGGCTAAAGGATATAGTGGCATAGCTGCTGATATTGTAACCAATGGAACAACTACCATTACTTCTGCTACAGCTAACTGGACTGGTCATAATGGCGAGCACATTATGATAAATGGAGCTAGTGGAACTACTAGTGGTCCTTTATTAACAACAATTACCAGCGGAGGAAATGGCACTGCTACACTAGCAAATGCTGCTAGTGCAAGTGCCACAGGTTGCGCAGCAGTTTGGGGTCCAGATGATCAAGCAGCCATCAATAGTGCCATGTCTGCTCTTAGCACTTATGCACTAGCTAATAACTATTATGGAGAACTCTATCTAAGTACTTTCTATGTTTGTGCAAGTTCTCCTACTCAAACCTCTAGCCCGGCAGTGCAGAATTCACAGATACCTATTCCATATCCTAATGTAAACGGTCAGTCTAGGAAACTGAACGTCAGTATTAAGGGACCATCTAACGGCGGGCAACTTCAGTATTGGGAATCAGTATTTCCTAACCTTCAAGGTGCTGGAATAATTTCTATGGTAACTGCTCCTTCTACTCCATCTGGTACTTTTGGAGAGCAATCAGTTATCGGCGGTCCTTCAGGATCTTCTGGACTAACAGGCTCATTTGCTAATACTAAAGTATTTATAGATGGCGTCACTGTATGGACACCAATACTAACTAATATGTATGTCTACGATTTTGGTTATACTTCTGCTCTTGAGTGGGGATCATTTAGTCATCAGTCCTTTGCTCCAGCAAATAATCTAAGTGGCGCTACTGCTGCTCATCCTTATCTGGGAGACTTGCCTGGATCAATGGTGACACAACTAGAAAACACTATCGGTGTAGGTTGCAGATTCCCTCTAGTTGGTAATAATGATGATGTTGTTGGAACATCTTTTGCTTCCGAAGGAATTTTGATAGGTGCCATTGTTGGTGATCACTTTACTTGTCCTAGAGTAGCCACACTTTATGTAGATGTTTGCGGGAGAATTGATTTAGTCAATGGAATCAGCGCTGATGGTCATACTGTAGTAGTTAACAATTGGAGTGCTGAAGCCTACAACGGTGGGATTACTTGCAACGGTGGTGGCACAGGCTATACTCAAGTAAATATAAATCTAGATACTGAGCCTATCGGTGGTGCTGATCCTGTTTATGATGTTAATGACAATGGAAATCTTTACGGAGTTATTCGAATAGGTGATAATGGAGCACGTACTAACAGAAGACCTATCATTTTAAACGGGGCTAAAAATCTTAAAATTATAAATGATATGTTGGGGCCTGGATTTTGGTCTGGTTCTCCTGCTGCTCCTGGCTCAACATCAAGCCAGCAAAATACTTCATGGAGAGAGGCATGGATAACTTTGTCAGCCACAACAGGAATAACTGTTATTACTGTTGATAGTCAAACCACAGGACTTGTGTCAGGTAATGGTGTGACAACGGCAATAAGAGTTCCTTCAGGAAAATCTTATGCTGTAACATATTCAGGAACGCTTACTACTAAGTGGTGGTTAGACTAAATGTTATTGTATTCTGCAAGCCCAGGAATTATGGTGCCAGGAGAAATAATTCCTGGTTTCCCTGGACTTTCCCCAAATTCTCCCCCACAAGCTACTGCAAGCATTTTGATTAGCTATAATATTTTGACCGAAGTTTTAGCAAACGCTATAATGGAATGGAACATAGGAATTCCGGTGTCAGGGCAAATAAGACAAACCTCACAAGACAGAACGGACTTTGCTTACTAAAGGAAAATTATGCAACTTACAGATATGATTAACAGAGTTCGTCTTGAGGTTGGAGATCCTTATCAGCCTTTCAAGACTTCTACTCTTGGTGATGGTATGACAAGTCTGTATGACCTGCCTAAACAAAATCTTGATCCTGTTAGCTTTACAGTAACCGTTGTCAATGGTGCATCTCTTAATGAACTAGTGCTGGGAACTGACTTCATAATCAATGATGAATTAGGAATGGTAGAGCTTACTACTCCTGTTCCTAATGGTGCCACACTGATCATGCAAGGAAATGCTTGGGGGATGTTCACAGATGATGACCTTATGACGTTCGTTAATGACAGCGTTAATCAACACTGCTACAACAGAGTTATAGAAGAACGAATTAGAACTAGTCAAGGATTCATAGCCTATAGAAATACGCCTATGACTTTGACGAATCTTCCTGTTATTGAAGAACCCCTACTAGTCATGCTTTCTTGTATCAATGTTTTCTGGACATTAGCTAATGATGCCTCAACAGATACGGATATAGTCACTGCTGAGGGTACAAATGTAAACAGGATTGCCAGATATCAGCAGCTTATGTCTCACATAGCTGATCTTCAAGAAAGATATGAGCGCTATTGTGGTCAGCTAAATGTAGGAGTATTCCGCTGGGAAGTACTAAGACTCAGAAGAGTTTCAAGAACTACTAACAGACTTATTCCTGTATTCACTGATAGAGAATACGATGATCATACATGGCCAACTCGTGAGTTGTCACCTGTAGACCAGCATAATGCAGATGATAGCGGAATTCCATCACCGCTTTGGAATGCTCAGGGTATGTAAATATGACAGCAAGAAGACATCTTAACGAGCAGCAGTTCAGTCAAATAAGATACGAGGATAGTTTGAATCGTGGTGATATTCACAGCATCTATGCTTTTCATCCTAGTTTTGGTAATGGTGAGCTTCCCATTGGCAGTTTTCACTGGTTTCATCAAGCTGGCCAGAAGTGGGGAAAGCCTACTGTCAAGGGACAGATAGATGCAGTAGAAGTTCAACCAAAGTTTCAGAAAAATGGCGTGGCAAGGGCCATGTATGAACGTGCTACAGGAATTGGTCCTCAGCCTCTTCATGCTCCTGACAGAACTAAAGAAGGAAAGGCTTGGTCTAGAAAAATTGGTGGTCCTAGTGCTCCTGGAGTTAGACTGTGAGTGACAACCTTAATCCCATACAGTTCTATCACCACATGACAGGTAGTGGAAAGACTAATCAAATTACTGCTTACAATCAGCATGATGAGGCTGTAGGATATCTTTCTTGGGCGGAAAAAGGTGGCTCTGGAATACGCAAGGGTGAAATACTGGGGCTAAGAGTTAGGCCAGATCATAGACGGCAAGGTATAGCATCTGGAATGTTCAGCCGTTCTCAGAATTTTGAAGTAGGTGCAAAGCATTCTGGTAGCAGAAGTCCAGAAGGTTCTGCCTTTGCTAAGAGCACAGGAACTAGTGTGCCTAAACTTAAGAGGTCTATTCCTAGTGAATCACATCTAGATATCTCCCCAGAGGCGTTAATGCAGATGGAAAATCCTGGTAAGATAGGCAGGAAGTTAGACTAGTGGGAAGACTCGACTGGAAAAAGGGGCGTTGGACTGCTGATCAGGAAACTGATAGAATCTATAAGGCAATGAGGGGATGGCGTGATGTCTCAGGAGATTGGCTTGACTATTATAGATTCAATGAAGCAGCCACAACAATTGACCCAATCTACGATGAGGCGTCGGGCGCAGGCCGTATATATAGTCAGCGTATTAGGGTACCTATACTTCATGCTATTCTCCTTGTCGGTGATAATGAGAACACAGACATGGGTTTCTACTTCAACGATACTCTCGAAATCATTTGTGCATTCGATCAGTTTGTCGGTGTCGGTATGGACTATGCTGATATAAAAACCGGAAACTATCTTAAGGACAGAATCTATTATAATCAAAAGGTTTTCCGTGTCGTCCAGATAGAACCTAGGGGAAAAATTCAGCAGCGTCCAACACTTATACATATATCAGCAACTCAGCTTAAGCCGGATGAGCTTGTTGATGATACGCTATTCGCTCAATGGAGCGGAAGCTCTGGTCCTAACCTTTAAGGATTTAATGTGGGAGATATTAATTTACCCCAAGATGGGCAAATAAACTGGGGAGATCCGCTAAATACAGCAATCACTCAAGTAGATAATGATGCCATCAATGCTCAAACAACAATAAATACTCATACAGCCAATGTTCCTTTAGATCCACACGGAGACAGAGCATTTTCTCAAGCCTTGTTTGCCCCTGTTACAACGGGAACAAATTTACCTAATGGTTATGTAAAACTAGACGGTAACGGTCATATTCCGGCGTCATTAATCTCTGGCACAAGTGCTGGTGGAATGTACACAGGCATCTTTGATGCTGTTGGGCTATTTGGTATGTCTACTAGTTCGTCTGATGCATCTGGTGCTTTACAAAATGCATTAAATGCTGCCAATAGCGCTGGTGGTGGAATTGTCTACGTTGGACCAGGAACATTCTCGTTAGCAAACTACGTGGTTATAGGAAACAATACGTGGCTTCTGTTAAGCGAAGGAACTGTACTACAAAGGGTACAAGGTGCTACTAATCCTCCGTACCTTGTCAGTAACATACAATTTGGAACTTCTGGTACTCCTTCAACTAGTTTTAAGATTAGCGGTGGAAAGTTAGATGCTGTTGGTTCACAAGGACTAAGCTCAGCTTGTACACCAATTTTTGTGGTACAAGCTAGTAAGATAGAAATACGAGATGTGTGGATCAACAACGTATTTAACAATCCAGCAATAGAACTAAACGGTTGTTCTATAGCGAGAATAGACTTTGTTCACTTTACTGGAACAGGTTCTAATTCCTTCCAGCCAACCAAACCTGCTATTAGAATCAATTCCACAGAAACAGGAACTAGTCCTACTGGTCTGGCAAACTCACTTTACAACGGCTCTATCTGCCAAACTATTAAGATAACAGACTGCGATACTGGTCCTATACCTGGAACGACTTTCGGAACTTATGGTGAATTTTGTGGAACTGATCTTGTTCCCGTTCATCATAGTAAAGATATTATAATAACGGCTTGTTCAACTAGATATAGTAGCAACAATTTTGTGCCGATAGATGTTTCTCAGTGGATAGGATTCTCAGTAGATAACTGTAGCTTCTTTGAGACTGCCGGAACAGGTCTTGGAACAAACTGGTTTATAATGACGCTAAAGAACGGTTTCTCAAGTGCAAATAACATCAATGGAAGCAACTATCCTCCGTCATTCAAAATGAATCCAGACGGTTCGTTAGCAATCAGAGGAACTTTGGGCTTGCCAAACACCTATGTTGACGGAACTGTTTTTGCTACTCTTGGTCAAGCATTTGGTAATAACCAGCCAACTGCTCCAGCTTGTGTGGTTATGCAGGCTGCTGGAAATCATGCTGGGATTGTTACCGTAGATGCAAGTGGTAATCTTCAGCTTAACGGGAACTTCGGAAATAATATCAATGTTTACATTGATGGAACACTAAGAGTCTGATACAATAATGGTGTGGGACCATGCGAGTCCCACACCTAACTTTTTGCGAATAACAAGTGCTCATAGACAGGATCAACATGACTTTTATTAACGCACGCCTAAGGGTGCGTTTTTTGCTGTCTATAGGAGGATATGATGCCTTGGTTGCTGAATGAAGATGCAGCGTTAAAGTTTAAGTTACAAGGTCTAACTGTCTCTGATCCTAATAATCCTAATGGGAAGCCGGTTAAAGTTAGATTCAGATTACCTGAGACTGAGGTATCCAATCTTGATTTTCCAATTATTATCATCTCTCATAACGGCTGGTATCCAGCAAATGAAAGAGAACATAGAGGATACACAAACTTGCCTTATGCTCCTGAAGGAGAGCCTACTTGGTGGGACGATTCTGGTGGTCCAGGAGTAGCAGAATTTGCTCCAGCAGATAGTCCTTATTTTTCTTTCTTTCCCATACCTTATAACTTTGATTACAGAATAGATGTTCTGTGCAGGTTTATGCATGAGCACACTATTCCTCTAATAGCTGCCATGGCGCAGTACAACAGACTTCATCCTAAATTCGGATTTCTAGATGTTCCACAAGACGGCACAAAAAGAACGCTTCAGCTTTTAGGCGGCCCTGATATTAATGCCATTAAGGATGAAAATGATAAAAGACTATTCCAAGTTACCTATGTAGTAAGAGTTTTCTCTGAACTACTGCCACCGATAGCAGTGCCATCTTTGGTTAATGCTGTTAACTTGGATCTTAGTGTTTATGCAGACACAATAGATTTGACAGGAAGTGCCTTACAAGAAGCTAAGGGAATCCTCAGTGTTGGTGCTGATCTGTCATGGAATATTCAATAACGAGGTAAAGTTTTATGGCTACAAATCAGCCCAACTTCCCAAGTATTACAATCAATGAAAGCTTAGCGCCACTGGCGGGTAATCCTGGTGTACCTGGAGTAGCTGTGGCTGCTTTTGCTGCTAACTTCAATACTGGTCCTACTTCCCCTACTTTTATTCAGTCTTGGAATGACTTCCTTCAGACGTATGGAAGTTTTGCTTCAAACAAGATTAATTATCTACCCTATGCTGTGTATCAGTACTTTAATAACGGCGGAACAGGGTGTTATGTTTTAAGTGTTCCTAATACTGATGCTGTAATTGCTCAGAC